GGCTGATAAGCATTCTCCTGCATGGGAGATGCTTCATCAACGGGGTACACTTCGGTGAAGAACCGGTTGGTGTAGTCAGCCAGCTGATCAGGATCAGTCAGGATGTGCTCCATGGCCAGAGCACGGGTGGCCACGTTCTCCAGCACGGTGTGCTGTTGAATCAGAGCATCCTCAAGAGTAACGGAGTACTGATTGAGAATCCCAGGAGCTTCGATACCGAAGTGGTTAACTACGGCGGCGGTTTCGGCGCTGAGTTGGGGCGCTTGTTGCTCCGTAGAAGCTGGATAAGAAGTCTGGGTTGTATATCCGTTGTTGGACGAGATCAGCGGAGCCTGGGGTGCCTGGTAAGCCCAAGGCTGTTGAGCCTGTAAAGGCAGACTGTTCAGTTGAGTATCCTGCAGCGCCACCGGGCTCTGCTGATACTGTGCTGCCTGGCTGGGGGATGGCGAGATACGGGAGACCACCCGCTCCAAGCTGCTCATCGCCGCTTCCCACGGGTTCGACGGGGAGGACGTTGACGGAGACTGGCTGTACTGGTTGTTGGTAGAAGGGGCCGTAACCGGTGTTGCCGGCGACGGCATTTGGGGCATAGTTGCCGAAGGTGCCGCCTGGGTAGTTGCTACCCATTGCGGGTAGGCTGTTGAGCCCATATCCGCCGAAGGCGCCGCCTGCGGGGCCGCTACCGCCGGGGAGACCGGGCTCGGGATCGAAGCTTGGATCTGCTGGCTCATAGCTGCCCGAGTAAGTCAGTTCTTGCGCAAGGTGGTCAAACGTCCTATAAAGCAAGGGCGTTATGTTTAGCCGAGGGTCAGCCGCAAGCGGTTGGTTCGGCGCAAGTGGATGTGGCGCTTGCAACATCTGATTCAATAATAATAGAAATTGTCCAAAAGCGCCCTGAGTTTGTTGGATCATTCGGAAGGGAAATCCCTTCAGCATTTCTGCACGCTCGGAATCTGTTTTATCGGGGAACAGATACTTGAGTGCCTCTACGGAATCGACACCTAACTCCTGCAAGTTGCGGACAACAATAGATTTCTGGTTGATGTCATACGCAGTGTCTTCGTAAACATCCCCCTGGAATCTATAAGTAACAGTACGGTCTCCGTCAGGAGGTAATCCGAAAACGCCGCGAGGGACTTTGTTCTCGGCTACTGCTGCTTGGATAGCGACATCAACCTGTTCCTCATATTTATTGAGTTTTTTCTGGTACTTTTCTAACGACTCAGGTGTTTGTTCCTTAGGAGCGTTAGGAGGCAACAGCCCCATAACCTGAATAAAACTCTCACGGAATATCATCTCCTGGTGGTAGAGAATCATTTCCAGGATTCGACAGAATCCGTAAGTGAGGAAGCTCTTATTTTTCCGAAGAGCCGTAGCCTGAGCCCGACCCATCAAACCTTTAATCTCGGTAGCAGTGGCACCAGCAGAGATCGAAATCTCGTCCACACCGCCTAAAGCTGTCCGAATTTCCTCGCGGAGTAAAAGAGCATATCGATTCATGTCCCCGTTAACGGGGTCAGGAGTCATATAACCAACGCGATCGGTGGGCTCAACGTTGGCGATGATCCGGGGAACCCGCAGACCGCCTAGAGAAGAACCGGCACCAAAGGGATCAGAAACCCGCGTCGATGGTGTATCAAGTCCACCAAAACCGCTCTGACTACTAATAGTGGGACGGAAATTCCGGTCGGAATCCGATGCCTCCACAAGGTCGCTTCGCGGACGAGAGCTGATCAGCGTGGGATTACCAAAAAACTCAATATTCTTGGCAATGTTGCTGATCATTTGATCATGAAGCACAATCTGCTCCATGAACGGCTCAAATTCGCCCTCGCCTTCGGTACCGCTCGAATTCGGCTTATTTAAAACTTCAACTGCTGGGATAAAGCCAAGAGTATTTGGTTTGCGATTTTTAGGAGTTAAAACAGTGCCGGGATCTAACTCAAAACTAAGTTCAGTGTTAGCTTCATATTCCGCAATAGTATCGGCGGTTATGGAGAGCCTCACATAACGTTTATTTTGACCGTATGTATCTGCAGGGAGACCTAAAGACGTATTGCGTACCTTATAGCTGTAAATAATTACAACTTCTTCGATATTTCCGTTTACATCGTGATAAACCCTGTACTGGTTTTTAGAGAAAAAGTAAATCTGGTACTTAAGCTTTTCGTCGGGTCGAAAGTAGAACAGTCCGCAGCCGTCTATTAGATAATTCCGGATTATTGCCGGAAAACGGATATCAACCTTATTTAGATCAAGTAAATCCGTTAAAAATTTGGTTCTAGCCTTATAAGTATCCTGCTCGCAATAAAAAAACAGGCCCTTTTTCATCATCAACAGCGTCATTTGCTGTAGATGACTCAAAACAACCATAGTCGCCGCCTGTTTAGAGCGATCTTGAGTGCGAGAAGCCTCAAGAATCTCATTAAATCGTTGGCGAACGCTGAGAGTATCAGCTGGCATTAGGGCCTAGTCCTTAAATGAGGGTAAATCAACGCTTAGTCTGTTCTTTTTCGGTTTTGCGCTTCATTTTGGCTTTACGGGCCTTCCGAAGAGCTTCTTTATGTTCTTCTTTTTTGTCGCCCTTTTCTCCTTTTTCCTCCATGTGCTTACGGAGGCCCTCAGGCATACCTTTAGACATCGGGCAACAAATAATTCTTCACTCGCTCTATTTTAAACAGCTCAGAGGGCAAAAGCTCATGCGGATAGGCCACGAGAATATGATCGGTGCGACCTAAAGGATCATTTCCTCCCGCTGTGGGAGTGTAGGCATCCAAATGATCCAACATTTCCTGACTATATGCCGGTGCGACTGCGTTGGGAATGTCGTCATAGCAGTGAGAGAACGATGTAACCTTGCGTTTCATTCGTTCAGCATCTCCCATCCAGCTGAAATGCCAACCGGCATCACAGTTCCCGTAAACAGCATCGTTTGGATTACGGCGAATCTGAGAAAGAGTCTGTTCTAAGTGTTCGTGCAATACAAAAGTGCCGCAAACCCAATTTGTGGGCGGCTTTGTAACGTCTTGTTCTGGATCAATAACTCTTAAGTCGGCGCGACCATAGAACATGGGCATAGAAAGCCTAAAACAGCGCTCAGGAGAAGCAGCAGCTAACTTAGAACACTCTAAAAGAGCTTCTGGTTTCGGAATTTCGTCCACATCGCTGAAGAAGAAAACAGAATCCGGAGGAGTCATCCGCATTCCTACAGCTAAAGCGTCCCTTTGCGCATACTCGCGAGCCCAAGGATTAGCAATCTCCTCTTTAGTAGGGAGTTCTACATGCAAAACTTGGATTTTGTCTTCCGGTAAACCAAGTTCCCTAAGCGTATCAACGCACGTAAAGGGTTTCGGATCTCCTTTAAATGTACGGTTTGCGTCTGTAATTATAAAACCGTCTACAATATCTTTAAGAAGATTGATTCGAAGCTCTAACAGCTCCTTTTCGTCAAAATAAAGGAAGCAATCGAACAGCATGACAGCCTAAAAGCTGTCAGTATATTAGTACCTAATGGCAGTGTTGATACCGCCACCGGCTCGCATGGCTGTATGTCCGTTTGTGGGCTGTCGATTCGCTTGAGCGCGGACAAGCATCTCCGCTTTCATCGACTCCACAGGGTCATCTGTGGGGGAAAGAGGATCCTGAAAAGTACCGTAAGGCCCATTTTGGGGCGGGACGGGGCCTGCGAGTGAATCGTCATCAATCTGACTTCCATAACGATCTTTTTGCATCCCTCCGCGCTGCGCACGAATTTGATTTTGGGCAGCAGCTTCCTGGGCCAGGAAAGCTCGTCCAAAGAATTCGCCAGCGCTAGCGAAGGGGTCCATAAATCTAAGAAGTCTTACTCTTAATGTACTGTGAAGCGCGGCGCCTTGCTTCTTTGGCAGCTTTTGTGTTTTCTACTTGTGTATTAACAGGCTTATCGCCCGCAGTTGCTCGCTTTTTTCTCTCATCCGTAGCTCTACGTTCTTCCGGAGAAAGCTGTGCCCACGCGGAACGTGGTAGATACCGCTCTGTTCTCCCCTTCTCGCGAGCTAAATCGGACATATCAATCGATTAAACCAGCTTTCAAGTATTTGTCGGATAGAGCTTTTTGAATCAAAAGATTTTGCATTTGAAGTACATCAGGATTCGCGGCTTTCGCATACGTAGGAAAATCTTCAAACTCCGGCAGACCACTTTTTTCCCGATAGGTAGCGCCACCGGAAAGAGCTGTAACCAGATCAGAGAGGTCCATTTAATCCTTAGATTTTTCGTACTCTTCGCGAGTCATCCAGTCTTCCTTAGACCAGCGACTTAAACGATTTTCGGAAGATTTCTTACCTTCGTACTGACCGCCCGCTTCTTTATAATACTTAGTAGCAAGCTGCATGGCTCGCGCACTGTGACCGCCGAGCTTTTTGCGGGCCTTGGCTTTAGCGGCGGCCCACTTTTCGGGATCTTTTTTCTTAGCGATCTCAGCCATTAGTACAGAACAAAGACACCCTGAACGGAGCCGCTGATTAGGGCAGTGCAAGAGATAGGTATAAGAGTATTACCTTCTAAGTTGATCGCTGTGGACTGCTGCCCCGGCGCATCAGAAAGCTCCACAGTTAAGTAATCTTTACCTGAAGTAGCTTTAGCCTCGATAAAAACTGCTCGACAGGCGGCAAAATTCTTTCTACCGCCGGCAGGTGCCCAGCCAAATCCACTTGCGTAAGGAAGCGAAGCTGTCTGCCCGTAAACGGAACCAAAAGCTCTAACGTCCATATCAGTCGACTGTTTCTATAAGTTTAGCCAAATACTCCGCAGCTTTCTCCAGATCCTGTTTACCGTTTTTATCCTCCCAGCGCCAAAGATATTTATATACACAGCATTCGAGATAACCCTGAAACTTACTCAGGCCCACAGAGGCTTTCTGTGCGTCGTAACACTCTAAACCATCTTTTCTGTAGTAGTCCGGTTTAACAGCAGGATCAACCTGGATTGAACCAGTAGATAACTCCATCTGAGGCTTCGACATAGGCTCTAAGTCTATATGCGTCTTCTCTTCGTACTGTTGTACAAGCGTGAGACCCCCGAAGCACATAACAAACAGATACAAACTCCGCCCCTCGGGGGACCATTAGTTAAGCCGGAACATCTTTTTACAGTCTATGACGTAACCCAACTTATTGTAAAGTTCAGGAGAATACTTAAAGTCATCATGATGCAGCAAACAGTCATCATGCGGCCTATATCTGTCATGTTCCCTAATTACGGGGATACAACGACGATGCTCATAACCAAAGGGAACATCTTCAAAAGCTAAACCCATAGAGCTTCGGTCTGCTATCGGCCAGTTCCGAATACCGACACGGCTAAAGCTCTTTTCAGGATCATAACTATCTGAACGTATGTACTGATCGGCGTCCCGTTGGTCCAGGATCATCGCTCCGTAGTAAGGACTCGCCACTTGAACAAAAAAGTCCACGGTGCGATCGATTACCAAAATTTTCGGCACTGTGAATCCTATATCTCCCCAGATCTTCGGTGTCTCCTTTGTAAGACTGTATACATAGTGATTATCAAAAGGTACTTTTACTCCGTCGTAATTCTCATATCGAATAAAACCGGGCTCAAGTCCAAGACGAGATAACCGTGGCTTCCAACGTAACCAATAATTAAAGCTATTTAAAGGAAGCACCATATCGTTTTCTTGATACACATAAAAATCTGCTTGTTTGTTTAAAACGGATCGCGCTAGATCCATCTTGTGAGCCCAAGTCAGATACCAGCCGTCATACCCAGGCGAAGCGACGACAACTTCAATATTTACTTTTTTAAAAGCACTGAGAAGTGTATTTAGAAGTTCAACATCATCTTGAGCTTCATAATTTACGTATATTCGAATAGAGACATCATAGGGATAAGACTCGTAAGGGCTTATAACGTTTACAAGAGAATTAAGTCGACTAAGAGGATCGTGTGCTGTAATAGCAACCCAAATTTTTTGATTCATTCTTAATACTCAATAGAAAAGTTTCCGCGTTTTTGTAGGAATGTTATTAACCAAACGTAAGCATCCAGCAAATCGTCGTGAGCGGTCGCACCAACGTTAATCAGTTGATCGAACAGAGCGTCGAACTTGCGATATTTGTTAAAGGTAACCCTTTTATTTTCTAAGAGGCCAAGAGTCCCTCGGAAACGGGCAATCTTATCTCCACGGAAACCTTTTATTTCGTGAATGTGGAGGTTACTTAATTCCCTCTCATTGACCAAAACGCGCCTCAAGTCAGCAGCTAATGATGCTTGATACGCAACAGATTCAACAACTAAAGTTACGGTTGAGTATGTGGGTAAAAACGTTTCATTCTGCTTTGTGAGTATCCCCCACTCTAAAAGCATATCGCAGAGTAAATCTATCTTCTCCAAGTTGCCGATGCTTCGACACTGATGAGCGTCAATGATGTAGTACTTATCCCCTAAACGACCTCCAAGAACAAAGGCGGTGTAATCACTTGTCTCATTTTTACTAGCAGAGAGATCTATGCCTACAGCTAGCGAATCAAATTCGGTTACAACTTCTCCCTTAACAAGTAAATCCGGAGAGACAACCAAATCCGAGGTCATAACCGGTTGTTGCTGATACTGGAACGCAAATGCAACCGGATCAAGTTCCTTTTGTCCAAGCAAGTAGTCCGTAGACCACTGTTCGGGCCAGTAGCTAACAGGATCCCCCATATTGTTATACGTAATAGCCTCTTGCGTAACTTGTTTCCAACCTTTAGAGGGTATGAACATCGTTTTATGGATGTCCAGGGGATGGAAGCGAGTCCCCAAGCAAATAGAACGACCACCTTCAAAAATAATTGGAGCAATAACCGAAGACCAGTTATTGTTCATCTCCTCCCGAATAGCGGGGTTTTTAATATCTGCGCTGGACTTAATAGGGTCATCGACGATAACTAAGTGAGCGCGTTTCGACGTGATCGAGCCGCGAAGACCAGCTGCTCTCAGCGTAAATTCCTCGTCGCCCACGCGGGGAATTCCAGCAAAATCAAAGTCGATAGACCAGCCAATATCGGATTGCATTCCAGCTTTGAGCTGAACGCGGGGAAAAACTTTCCGATACTCAGAGGAATCGATAATTTGTCGAATAATTCAACTTTTAGGAATAGCAGTAGCGATGTTGTAAGAAACATAGATGATCTGTAAGGGAAGTTTTGCTGTTGTATGTCTACCAATAATCCAAGCGGTAAATAAGTTAAGTACAGTAGATTTAGCAGAACCTCGTGGAGCAAGAATATCTAGATTTGGGCCAGCAATATCCAGTAAGTATTTATTTGACTCCCCTGTAATCAGATGGTGGTGCCACTCCAGCATATGCTTTGCCGGGGGCTTATCCAGAATCGTACAAAAAGTGTGAAAGTCATCGCGAGCTTTACCGTAGATACTCTCTATAGCAGTAGAAGTATCTTCTTGAGCACGAAGAGCCCGCATTTGGGCCCCTCTTCTGTACGCAAATGTTTCCCGACTAGGCATATCAGTAAGCTGACAATGTTGCTATATTAGCCGTATCAAGATTCTACATCTGAATGGCGAAGATTCTTTGGTACGGCGATGCCTGCTGTAATACTGGATTCGGTAGAGTAACACACAGTGTACTAGAACACCTCAGTAAAGATCACGAAATCCACGTGATCGGTATTAATTACAGCGGGGACCCTCACGACTACCCGTATGCGATCTATCCAGCAGCAAACGTCAATTGCCAGGATCGATTCGGTCTCCCCCGCATCCCAGAAATCATCGACAAAGTAAAACCGGATATTTTTATATGTTTAAACGATATCTGGGTTGCAAATCAGGTCTGGGAACAAGCCCAGTTCATGCGGGATAAGTACAAGTTCAAATTTATCGTGTACTTCCCAATCGATAGTCAGGCTTATATGCCTGATATGTTATCCAATATCCCCCATTGGGATATGGCGATCACCTTTACGGTGGGAAGCGCGCACAGAATTCTCGCACACAACATCGGAGCATCCCGTTTAGGTGTTCTCCCCCACGGTGTGGACACGGGACGGTTCTACCCGATGGAAAAAAGTGAAGCTCGCAAAGCTTTAGGACTCCCCGAGGATAAATTTATCGTTCTAAACGCAAATAGAAACCAACCCCGCAAGCGTATCGACCTAACGATCCAAGCTTTTGCGAAATTTGCGGTCGATAAGCCCGATACCATGCTCTATTTGCACATGGGAGCAAAGGATCTTGGGTGGGATGTGATTCCACTCTTTAAAAAAGAGATGCAAAAGCAAGGTTTAGAAGATTATAAACGTCTTGTACTTACATCACATACAATAAACTACATTCAAGCTCCTTCTGACGAGGTACTGAACCGTATTTACAACGCGTGCGATGTGGGCATAAACACGGCAGACGGAGAAGGCTGGGGTCTAGTCAGTTTTGAGCACGCAAGTTGCCGAAAACCGCAGATCGTTCCCAACCACACGGTATGTGCGGACATTTGGGAAGAAGCGGGAATGCTCGCAAACATCTCCACGTGGGTCACGGATAAAGATCTAGGTGTTGAGCGGGGCTTAGTTGATGTTGATCACCTAGTTACTTTGCTAGATGAGCTGTACTACAACAAAGAAACATATCAGGAAGTAGCAGACTGCTGTTTCGCTGTCACCCAGAGGAAAGAATATCGCTGGGAGCACATTGCTCTCGGTTTCTCTAAAGCTGTCGAAGACTTACTTGCTTGATCATGCAGACAACTAACCGCTTTTATCACGCTTATAGCGATTCGCTGTATCCGATTAAAACGGAACAGACGGGTATACCTGACGTATATACCCAAGCTGAAGCTCTGGGAGGGAAATTTACGCGAATCGTAAAGGGTCTACCGAATCCATCGGTGGCCAACTTCAGTCCGAGTATCGTCCGCCACAACGATAAAACTTTTATTGCGTGGCGTTCCCAACCTGAACCCTTTGGGTTTAGGTACGATCGCAACTACTTTTACCTAAATGAAGGAAGAACAAGTATTTATATCGGTCAACTAGCTGATGATGAGACAATTCTGGGGACGAAACCCCTGCGAAATAAGCCTCATCGACTTAGCTACGAAGATCCACGATTGTTTGTGGGCCCAGATGACTCTCTATACGTGCAGTTTGTGGCCTCTACATATGCCAGCAAGTACAACAAAGGGGGTAAGAACTTATTCGATAACCCCAAAGTTATCGTCTGTTACGTAGACGATAACTGCGACGCTGTTTATGCCGCTATTCCTCCGATCGGAGAGAACAAAAACAAGGAAAAAGCGGAAAAAAACTGGTGCTTTTTTAACTACAAAGATCAGCTGGGTTGTCTTTATTCAACGCTCCCGCTTGTGATCGAAAATGAAACACTTCCCAGAATCGAAACTAACTCAGATGTTCTAAAACCAATCACTCAGGGTTGTCCAACTTTTAACTCCACAGCGCCTATCGATCTTGGGTATGGGTATCTAGTGTTTTACCACTGGAAACATATGACTCGGAGCGAACAAGGACTTAACTACCTTGTATATCACTTAGGTAGTTACATTGTTAACAAAGACTTCAGTGAAATTCTGTATGTAGACGAGAGACCCTTATTTACGGGATCCCTGAATGATCGGTTGATTCATTGGACGGATTACACCGGGAATGTCGTGTCTACGCAGCCGGCGGTTATCCTACCGTTCGGTGCTTATATAGAAGGGACGGATTTAGTAATGTCTCTAGGAGTGAACGATGCCTTTATGGGCATATTTAGAACGCCCCTAGAAAACATTATGAAGCGACTGAAAAAAGTTAACTAGCTTTTTTCCTCTCGTTCCAAAGTCGACCAGACCAGGATTGAGGCATCGTCCAATAGAGCCTGGATGGTCGGCTGTCCATCCAATGTTTGCATAAGTTCCCGCAGACATCTGTCGGCTCCGGCAAGTAAGAGCCCGCGTCGATCGAGACCGTCAGTAATAGCCCGAACAGACTGAATGTGTGAGCGTAATTCCTTCTGAAGAGCGGAGATCTTAGTCGCTGCTGTTGCATGATCTAACATCCCCGTCAACGTCATATCTCGAACATTCTTAATGTCTGTTTGCAGACTGTCAATCTCTATTAATAAGATTTTACGTAAATCTTCTTTAGGGTACTTTTCTTGTATCCACGCTGTTAAGTCGCTGATACTCCCCCGGTAGCCAGGAGATAGAAAGCGAGCGTATAAGTACGCCTCAATATCACTTGCCGCGTTTTTTGCATAATGTACGAAAGCGTCCTTTTGAGATTTATCTAAGGACGCGAGCCAGTCAGCAACCGTGTCAGAACAACCAATTGTCGCCTTAATCATGCGAAGGACCGATGACCAGCTAAGGCTAGTCCGGCACCGAAACGTTTTAAAGCAAGTTGACTTTCAAGCTGCCCGCGTTGTAACGCCAGCTGGCCGCCAAACTGCTCCTTTTGCACGACACGCTGACCTTCAACTTGTCCCCGTTGGAGGGCGAGTCTATTGCGGGTGTCTTCCTGCATCGTTTGTATATTTAAGTTTGTCTTAGCGATATCAGAAGCCAACTGATTTCGGGCTAGATTTGCCTGTAAACCAGCGGTAGCTTGAGCTTGAACGGTAGGGTTCAGCAGAGTGGTTTCACTCTGCAAGCCCGTATTTTGTAACTGAGATACACCTTGAGCATATAAATTTGTAAGCTTAGAAGCAGTCTCAGGCCCCAGTAATTCAGTTGAAGTCCTAGCTTTAGCTGCTAGATCTTCGTTACCTAGTACATTACTGGCGTACTGAGATGCGATACCGGCCTGAAGACCGGATTGCATCTGCTCTTTATTAATTGCTTGATTGAACTGATCGTAAGCTTGCTGACCTTGGAAGTTAGTAGCCAGATTTAGACCCCGAACATACGGAGCCATCATCTGAGCTAACTCCTGCCCAGCGATCGAAAGGCGGGTTTGACCGGGAGAAAGTTGGGCAGCATACAGACTGCTGAAATCACCTTGACTGCCGCCTCCAGTAAGGCCGCCAATCATACTGCCGAGACCGCCAAGCGCCATGCCACCACCGGCTAAAGCACCCCCGAGGCCCGAAAACATTCCTGCGGCACCTGCAGCACCCGCAGCTCCAGCTGTGAGGCCGCCCCCTCCGGCTAAAAGCGGCATCGCCGCAGCGGCAGCAAAAGGTATCGGCACTTAGTTAACCTCCACGAAGATTGGGTAACGGAGCAGAGGCGGCTTTAAATGCCTCGTTGAACGCCTGCATTGTGCTGACATTCGGCTGCTGAGCCAAGTACGCCACACTGGCAACAGCAGCAGCTTGCTGAGCCTGGGTTTCTAACCGCTTGGTTTCAAGATCTCGCCAAGCTCGGATATTCTCCGTCTCCAGTTGACGACGTGTAAGTTGCTCACGCCCTTGCTGAGCAATAGCAGCGTTTAAGACACTCTGTTGAGAGAGAAGCTTATTACGCAGTAACTCATACGGAACATACTGCTCTAAGATCTCCTTGGAAAACTTAGTGGCCTGATCTATAACGGGTTCAGTTTGCTCCTTAGGCCCAGTAGTCGGGGGCAAAGAGGGCTTCTTAGGAGCTTCGCCGGTATCTAGGTCATCATCCGTAGATGTGCCAGAAGTACCTGTGGCAGCAGCAGTTTGTTGAGGAAACAGAGGGGCTAGATCTTCTTTTGAAACCCGTGGCGGTGTACCGTATTTTTCGTAATACTCTTTGATATCCAACCAAGCTTGCGTCGGATCGGTTGCTTTATCATCCCAAAAAACAGGTTCTTTATTTAGATAGGCTTTTTGTCCACGTTGGCGTTGCTGCGCTTTCTCCAGTGCTTCTTGCTGAGGAGTCTTAGCGGAAGGTTCAAAACCGCCGAATAAGGCGGCAGCCGCTCCAAGGGGGGCTGTAAGAGGATTACTCAGAAGTACACGATTGATATCGAAAGGAGGTAAAGAGAAACCGTCAGCCATAATTTAATAACCCCTCACTGTACTTTAGCAATCTCAGACAACACCGGACTGTTCTCTAACTTGGACCGTTCGTACACACTATTGATGGCGTTAGCAAGCAAATTCTTCGCATAGTCGTAACCGGAAGCTACACGCTCACGCTGCACGTCACCGAGCGATTTAACCTGTTGTGTGCGAATTTGCGCTTCAGACTGAAGAGCCTGATTAATAACGTCGTACTCTCTTTGAGCGCGAAGTTTAGCTATTTCACGCTCAGTCAGGCTCGTGGCCATCTCGATATTTCGGCGCTGAGCTTCATCTAAAAGCTCGCCCTGCGTAGGGAGATCGGGTAGGTCGATACCTAGATACTTCTCAAGAGCGATTCGACGGAAAGCTTCAGGGGAAGATTTGAGTTCATATTCCATACCTAAACCAGCGGGTATGAAATATTTGCTGCTGATACCGGGGTCAATGCTGCCCGGCGTGGCAGCGACGCTCTCGATGGCACCACCGGCAGCGGCCCTAGACACGTCACCAAACCAAGAACTCAATCCGCCGAGGGCATTGTCTTTAGGCTCACCAGAAAGAGCCCGGACGACTTGAGGGTTATTTAAAACTTGAAGAGCTTGCTCGCCGGAAAGACCAGAGCTAGTTAGCTTTTGGAAAGCATTAGAAATGAGATCTACAACCGCAGCACCTGCTGCAGCTCCGCCCACATTCCTGGCGGCTCCACCCATAAAAGCGCCAAGTCCAGGAAGGGCCATATCAGTTCACCTGAGGGCGATCAAATTGCGTCCCGGAAGGGACTTTCTTCTGTAAGTTTACATCTTTCATATTTGTTTGCGGAACCATACCTTGTTCTTTTTGTTGTTGCGAAGGCAAAGCAACAGTCTGAGGGAAATTCGACTGCATGTACATATCTAAGAAAGAGACGGGATCTAAATCAGGCGCATCTCGGCGCACATCTTGATCCCTCAGCTGTTGCTGGCGATCCATCAGCTCAGTTCCTGGTAACGAACAGAAGGAGCAATGGTGCTAGAAGACGGTGCATTAAGTACAGAATACTGACCGCCATAATTGGGCATATCGTATTCCAAAGGACGCTGACGGCTTAGATAATCACCAGCCTCTAGAGCATCCGTATCGATATTGTTGACGAACTGCATAAACAGTTCACACAGTGTGGGATCGTTTAAGATCACCTGGAGCAAGTTAAAAAGTTCCGCCTGTTGATCAGGTGAAACCACACCTGCTTCGAGACGGCGGCTCAGTTGAATACGAGCTTCGGGCTGACGAACATTTGGATACGTATTAAGGGAGCGCGTCGCACCCGTGTTCATGCCGCTCGGATCTTCATGCCCAGGCATTGGGGGAGCAGCCCGGTGAAAATTCCGAAGAATCTGAGCAACCATCGGGGCCGCCACAGCCCGCTCAGCCGGAGTCTCAGGAACGGGAAGGCCAACTACCCGCGCAGCAAACTCATAATCTTGCGGACTAAACACCAGAGCACACCACTACTGATGCTTCCATATTAGGCGAAATCTTCAAAATATCGCCAGGTTGAACATCTAACACCAAACAGATGCGTTCTAGGACATCAGGTGACGGTATATAAGTCTCATCATAGTAGATCTTCCGCGTGGTAGTTGGCGAAAGATTACTCATCTTACTTAGACGAAACGATGAAATACCATATGAGTCAATGATGCCCTTAAGTGTATTTACTAGTTTCCCACAACGGGTATGAGAAGAGTAAAAAGGCATCCCAGTATCAATATGCTGATGTATAAGTTTACTTAAAATCCTTGTATTTTGTAAGAGCTATCCAGGTTGAAGCGATCAATCAACCTATTACAAGCCTCAGCGTTGAAGCGGAACCACTCACATTCATCTTGTTTCATCAAAATACCAAGAGCTTTTACGTTACATAAAAGAGGTCTGTCCTCATAAACTGAACAACTATTATCTACAAGTTTTTCGCAAACACCTTCCGCATCGGTCTTATACGGAAAACTTTTTATCGCGTAATCGAGAATCGGGTTCGTTTTACCTATGTCAGACCCCAGCAGTGGGCCGATAACTCGACAGCAAGCTCCGCAACCAGTGCAGGGGAACTCCACAGGATCAGAACCCTAGGTTCTTGCGCCGAACAAACTCCAGGTCATACGTGGTGAAATCCAGAGGAAGCGAAGGGTTGTTAAAAGGAGCGGAATACACATCACCCTCGACATGCCCCTGCCAGGCTGGACTCCACTTAGCGTGCAAGTAATGCTTGTTCATCTCATGCGCAATGTGAATTTTGTTAGCTAACTCAGGTTCGCTGCGCCAGGTCTGAGAACCATCCGCATAATCACCACAGGTCTCTCCGTGGTAATAAGGAACCCCGACCGTCATGTGGCGCTTCAGTTCCTTGTTCTTAAAGCGCATTCCATAGTCCATATCCTCGCAGTAACCCGGATATAGGTTCTCATCGAACAAACCATATTCCTGGACAACCCAGTCTTTCAGCAAGAACACATCCCAGCTGCCGTTCTCACCGTGTACCACACCTGTTTCCGCATCTTGAGCGTGTGAAACCATGCGGGCCAGGAACCCTGGCGTATACATTATATCGTGATTTGTTATGACCCAGTAGGGGGCGTTCATATAAGACTTGATAATTAGGTTCCAAGCCCCAGAACAACCCAAGTTTGCCGGCATGTGGCACACAACCACACGCTTCACGTACTTATGAGGAACCTCTTTCAGCAGGTCCAGCTCCTTCGTAATCTGATCGCGACCGTTGTTATTGAAAACGACAAACGTATCGACCGGATAATCAATACTGTAAAACAGTCTGTAAACCCAGTGCGGTGCGTTAACAACCGCCGTACCGATAACTGGAATAGCGTCCATGAGACTCAATTGGTACGGGAAAGAACGAGCAGACCGTTGTTGTGCTTGCAGTCGATAAGCGTCTCCCAGTGTGGATTCAGATCCATAAATGCGATGATCGCGGGCATCAACTCCGACGCAAACGAAACGGTGTCGTGGAACGCCAGGTACTTCTGGGCCTTATTGCCGTGCAACTTGAGTTCTTTCGACAGGCACGCGAACGTGTGGTCCGTATCAATGAAGATCGAATCCACCTCAGGCAGCTCAATATCGAACGAACTACCCTTAATCAACTCACAGTTAACCCCTTCAGCTTTGCCCGCCTCGAACAGAGCCACAGCCTCGGGCAGCAATTCAATATCGTAACTAACCAGACTGTCGGGCCGAGCTGCAATAAAAGCCGCGCTGCTCAAACCCTGGCGCACACCTAGCTCAACCAGTGTGTTAGAACGCGCCGCGAGTGAATAAAGTAAAACTAAGTGCTCATTGATATCAGAAGGAGTCTCAAGAGCACTGATAAAATTACGTGTTACTTGCGACAAAACAGCGTGGAAATTCTGCTAACATGCTAACACTAATCGATACTTCATGGCCACTTGCGTCTGGAGCCCGGAGAACGACCAGATCACATCCACATCGGGTTTGACCTTCCTGATGCACCGGGACGATTCAGCCAACTGCCAGATGCACCAAGTCGGTGTACCCGAGGCCGCCATCATTAACTGGGCGCAAAAGGAATTCGGCAACCCCCAAAAAACCTTTATCGACGGTGGGGCTCACATGGGCGCCTACTCGATCATGCTGGCTGACAGCTTCAAAGAGGTGCATAGTTTTGAAGCCCAGCGTCGAACGTATTTTCAACTGTGCGGAAATATCTTCATTAATGAAAAATCAAACGTTTTCGCCCACAACCGTGCGCTCACTAACCCGTCCCGAGCAAACGAAATCACAACCTTGTCCATCGTTTCCGAGGACGGCGGCGGCTCGACAGTCTGCCAACCCCATGCGCCTGTCTTAAAGCAAGAAAAAGTTAAGACAGTTACGATTGACCGTTACCACATTCAAGATGTCGGTCTGATCAAACTCGATATCGAAGGCAACGAACTCAGTGCCCTCCAAGGCGCGACCCACACACTAAACCGCAGCAACAAACCCCCAATCATTTTTGAAGCCAACAACGACGACTGGTATGCCCCGAAGAAAAAAGAACTATTTAACTACCTCTATGTGATCGGATACGAGATCTCGCAAATCCGACCATTCGACAATATGTACGTGGCGACTCACAACGAAGACTCTAAGTAAAGTCCTCATGCCTTTCGGGGTGAGCCTTCAGCCAAGCTACTTTCAACTGATTGGCTTTGGGCTCTACCAAATGAAAACTGCTGACCGTACCGATCTGGTCGCCCACACGGACTTCAACGCACCCGTCGTCCAGGGTTTCAGTTTCAACAGGAGGGAAGACCATCAGTGGACACCGGAATAAAGGTATGCAGCTCCTAATAAAACACTAACAAACACAGTTGTAATTATGAGAATTATATCTTCTTCGAACATATGAATCCTAATTTGAGATTACTTAAGACTAAGGCTCAATCTCAAGCAGTGTGAGTTCAGTTCCTGTTTCTTTAAACATTTGAATCGACATATTAAAACTGTCACTCCAACGATCCGGTATTGGCATATCAGGCGCCACAACTCGCTTGATTCCCGCCTGGATCAGCGTGGTGCAGCATGAACTACAAGGCAAAAACGGCCAAACATAAATAGTTGCCTTATCAAGCGAAACACCATTTCGAGCAGCCTGAGAAACGATGTTGGCTTCAGCGTGGATGGTTCGAAACAGCTTTTCTTTTCGGTCGTTTAACCGACCGGGGAGATCAGCGACTCCACGAGGGAATCCGTTGTAACCTGTCGCCAAGATCCGCCGATCCCGGACACACACCGCCCCGACTTGCGTGGAGGGATCTTTGCTCCACTGGGAGATGTGTTTAGCTAACTCAAGGAAACGTTGATCCCACATGGTTTTTAGTGAAGGTGACTACTGG